AAATAGGGGGACTCCTAACCAACCAGGGCGAAAAAACACAAGAGGGACTAACTGAAGAGTCCACAGGTGGTACAAAGCAACTGAAAAAGATGCGAAGAAACGTAATTGAGCTATCCTCGGGTCATACTTCATCTTTTGACACCCGAGTCAGTCAATCGCCTGGCATATATCAATCCGATCTTCTTGTTTCCTTTAACCGTAACGTTAAACCCTGATGTCCTAAGTAGATCTTCAAGATGTTGAACACCTTTATGATATTCTATAATAATTGTTTGATATTTACCAATTGAACGTGGTGGAGCAGTACTAAAGAAACCGTATTCACACCCCTCACAATCGACTTTAAGTACAGATTCATAAGGAATGTTGTATTTCAGAGTTATAACATCTAGATTATTTGAAAGTCCGCACTCGCAACGAATCGGCTCGATGACGTCTTTTAGATCGTTTTCCCTAATGTTCTTCTCCATCTTCTCTAAGTAAGGCACATTAACTTCAAATGCATAGACTTTCTTTGCACCTTTTAATGCAAAGTAAATTGGCGAATCACCTATCCCCGCACCGACGTCAACTACTACCCTTCCTTTTACATCGACATCATATATACCGTCCCTGAAAATTTCCCCTAAAGCCACGAAACCATTTATATCGAAATAGAACTTCAGCACCTTGTCCGTATATCTAAATTGTATAAATCTATCATCAAGATAAATCACGTCAAGGTCGCGTAACGTTGTGAAGAAATAGGCGTGCCTTTTCGACCTTACTTGCACTTTCAACCCATTTCTTAGGATCGCTATGAAAGGGAACTTGTTCAATGCCGTCCTAAACATGACATTTAACGGATTGTCATATGCGGACATATACGCCTTAAATGTTTTGAGATCCATATGTCTCACCTCTCGTTATACCGATTCGTCCCATATCACCTTATAATCCTTCAACACACTTTTTGCCGAACTTATTAACACACTATTTGCAATGTTCAACACTTCTCTCTCCTGCTCATCTACCCTTATGTATTTACTTTTTATTCTATTTATCAACTCTTTGCTATCCTTAAGTGCACTAATTAATTTCTCCTTTGCGTTCCAGACGTTAAAGAGCGGGATTGTGTAATCTTTAAACTCGGAAAGCAATATTTCGAGTGCCTTGATGACGTATGTTACAAATTTGTCGTCCACGTCTTTACCGTACCTTAGGTGGAGGTCAAGTAACTCTCCCCTCAGGAAGTCCCATATTTGGTCGTCGTTGCGTCCGCCGTCTAGCTTTGCGGTCAGTAACTGTATCAGTATCTCTTCAACGTAACTACGTCTGTGTTGTTGCTGCTGCAGTTTGAGGCTCAAACAATCTCACCGCATTCCTATTTAAGAGAAGAATGAAATAGCTTAAGTTATCTGTGACTTTTACGAAGAAGTATAAAGGCGGGATGGAAAGGGGTTTTGTTATGTCTACTTCAATATCGATGTTACTTGTCTCTAAAAACGTGGTATCTGTCTCTGGCAGTATCGTCTTCCTTTTGACTTTTTTAAGCGGCAAAAAGTTATTTCTTACGAGACCGAAGAAAAGGAAAGGTCTGCCTATGAACTGCTTTGCAACGAACATGTAGGAAAGTTTGTTCATGAAGTCATCGTCTAGTTTTGAAGTTTTCGTCCTCCTCATTAACTTGTCTATATTCAAATTAATGTTATGAACAGGTGACGTAAGGTACGCGTATTGTCCGTACGCCTTATCTACGACTGTGGGTTTTGAGTTAAGCATTTTTGGAGAGATGTGTTTATCGATCCACCATACTACATTCCTTTCAGTATAGACAGGCTTCTTTTTCTTTTTTCTTAAAAGAAGAAAGGCTGCTGTAGCAGTTATCCCACCTGCTACCATTATTAGTGTTGTTTCCACAGGTCATACCCCGTCAATATCTCATTGATCAAACGCGGTGACTTATCAGCGGGTAAGTTTGTGTTTAAGAGGTTTACCACCATTATGCTTATGTTATCAACTGCGAGGTAGAAGCTGTTTACTATATCAATGTAGTGTTTTATGACCTTTAGGTCCTCAGTCAACTTCTCGCTGTCGTCGACGTCTTTACTTATTTTACTGAGGATTTGTGTGTAAACTGCGTCCTGAATAACTATCATGTTCCTAATTACATTCCTCACGGAGTTTTTGAACAGGGGAAGTATAAGCGAGGGAACCGTGATGTAGCGTACTTCCTGTTGAAGGTCTTCAAGTAATGCCGCAATGACAGCGGACTCAAATTGTTTGAGTTTATTGATGTTGTTGATTACGTCGTCATCTTTCAACTCTTCAAGAAGATTTATTTTCGATAAGGGCTGTTTGACCAGTTTTACGAGTCCGTGGCTCTCGTCAAAGGTGAGGGGACTTGCTTTTACTACTACGGTTTTTGCACTTGTCCCCCTCACTCCGGTCTGTTGCTGTTTCTCTTCACTCATCCTTCTCACCCGTTGGGTAATACCACCTTATATAGGCATACCTACTTCTCCTTTTCTGAAAAATTTGAATCCTTGCGTTATGTGACTTCGCCAGCTCCTTAACTTCTTCGACGTAGTCCAGCGGTACCATGATGATATTTTCCTGTTCTGGGGAAAACAGAGGATTATACGCAGTAATTATTTCAATAACGTCCATAGCTATACGTTTCTGTGTAATAATAAAAGCTTTAAATGGAGTTATGAATTCATTATATAATGAAAGAGCTTTACGCCGTCTCGAGATATAAGAAACTACTTGGTATGAGATGGTTAATCCTAAACGCCGAGAAGAAGAATATTGACCTGTTGGGATCGGTTAAGGAGAAAAAGTGTCCGGTATGTAGTCAAGAGTTTAAAAACGTGTTCTTCCTGCAAAGGCATTTAGATACTACATACTGCAGTTCGGTTTTAGAAATGACGTTAAGAGAATAATTCAAAGCCTCCTTTTTTTGTGAATATTTTTATTATCAGCAGGAAAGCCGATGCTATCGTCAGAGCGAACCCTATTATGAAAAGGGAAGCGAAGGGGTCGGGCCTATAAACAGGCGTTATGATTGTCGAGTTGTTTATCTTTGTTTCGTTCTCACCGGCCACATATATTACACCGTTTAAGTATGAAGTGAAGTTAAAGATTGCCAGAAAAATTGTAATGATGGCGTCAAGGTAAATCGGGGTGTCCTTGTTCAAGAGGTAGAGTTGGAATGCTAACGCAATAAAGTCGATCGAGAGCGTAATAATCAACTCATTGCCTAGCACCTTGAATCAACCTCTTTAATTCATCTATGTTTATCGGTTTATTAAAAAATATCCTTTCGTAAATATAAATCGCCGGTGCGTAGTTCTCCCTTTCTGCACAATAAGCTAAGAGCTTTGATACACACATCTCCAGCGTATCATACTTCTTCTTGCACAACTTCACTACCTCCTCATCATCCTCGATGAAATACTTCAATTTTTTGGCCTGTACACCGTAGTAGCTGTAAAACCCGTTCTTTTTGTCACTAAAATAATATACTTTGCTCTTTGCCTTCCTGAGGATATCGTTTATAAATTTCTCGCACATCTCACGACCCAATTACCACACCTCTCACGTAACCGTTATGGACGTAAATGTACAGGACGTCGTCGGAGAGCGTGTAGGAGATATTATATCCGATCACGGTCACGTTTCCGAAAACCGGTTGGTAAAGTATTGCAGTGCCATTCACGACGACGCCGTTATGATAGGAAAGTTTCGTCCCCGGAGTAAGCTCGATGTACCAGTCCCACGGTAACGTCTCGTTATACTTCCCGCTGTAGTACAATACGGAGAAGTCCGGGTTGATGACAGGAGGCCTAGTCGTGTTGGGTGTCACGTAAACCGGGGAGTTTACGAAATTATATCCCGAGTAGACCTGGACGAAGACCCTGGTAAAAGGCGATATGAAGTAAAGGGGTGAGGGTGAAGAGATGTTGATCAGAAGCGATGAGTGAGGTGGAATAACAGGTAGTGTGGAATTGTAAGGTGCATAAGCCATGATTTGGCTTGAAACGACCCACCTCTTCTCACTACCGGAATTAAGTAGAAAAATAGGGTAAACAGGGGAGTTTCCGTGGTTGGTGACGTTTAAGCACACTACGTCCCAGTATCCTACATCGCCGACATCGTAGACTCTTACGATGTTCACGGTGAGCGGTAACGTCGGTTTCCACAGCAACGAAATCGTGAGAATTTCAAGCACGACGATACTAATGACTATCAGCACTTTCCAGCTCATAACTACTCACCCATATCGTGATGTAGAATAAGAAATAGTTTAGATCCCTCCAGCTCACGATCCAGATAAAAGCTGGGAGGATCCACTTCCACTTAGTGTTACGTTTGTAAAATATCAACAACGCGATGTAGAGCGTTAGGAAAGCGACAGTATATGCAATGTGCGGTATAGGTGCACCTGCCATGCTCAACAGGCTGATTGAAACACCTTGGTTCCCTACGGGTTGGACAAGAGGGCCTAACACGTCGAAAGCCCATTTAAATGAGATGAAGGGTAGGTTGGGAATTAGAAAAGCGGCAAACGGTATAACGACGTTCTTCGCCAGTTCTTTAGTATTGGGGGTGTGGGGGTGTCCCCCACTAGCATTGGGGGTTTTAGGGGGTACCCCCCTAAGATAATCCTTCCACATAAACGGTAAGTAAAATAACGTATACTGCTTAATGTCACCGCTTAACGCCATAAGCGTCGACCTAATCCAACCTTTCGTCGTGAGTGCTACGATCGCAATCGCTAAGGATATTATGTCAAATGTCGCACCTGTGAAAGCCGCATAACTTCCTACGATCAGCATAACGATGAAGAATAGCTTCTCCTTATTCTTCCACCTCAGAAAGAGGTAAAGTAAGGACGTCGTGGCGAGTGTAGCAATCTGAGGATATACGACTGAAGCTATCTCGAAATATAACGCAGGGTAACCCAACACGTTAACGTAATAGTTGGGAGTGAGTGTAGCCGTGACTACGGGTTCAGCTACGGGAAACATCCTGTAAGCGTTAATGAGGTTCACTGCATAGGGATTAACCCCGTGTCTGAAGAGGTACGCGGCGTACAGTATTAGGCTTTCCTCATCTGTTTGTGACGGGAGTCTGTATACCGAGACAGCGATGAATACGGCGGCAAACGTAAAAAACACGATTAAGTCGGCGAACCTCCTGTCATCTTTTACTAAGTAGAGAAAAGCGAAAACTACACCTAATATATAAAATAGGTATACTACAATGGAGCCCACTTCTAAGGATAATATACCGTTGACAAACGCTAAAGCCCCCAAAAATACGGCTACTCGCTCAACTTCTTTACGCACTTCTCATCACCTCCCTTACAGTGGTAAACGATCCTTTCTAGGTCGGACAAGGTATACCTCCTCGGTGTTACCCTGATGTTGTACGCACTGAAGATACTGTTAACCATGTCTTCGTTGTACTCGTCCACATGGAAAGTTTCCTTTGCCAATACGTTATCTCCCACTACAACGATTGGGACGTTCGCTACACGGAATAGTTCCTTTATCGGTAACCCGCTCCTCTCATCTACGATGAGTACAGCGTTATACGTTTCAGCCACCTTTATCGCCTCTTCCAGTCCCTTTGCGTTGTAAAGGACTACGTTTCCTTTACCGGCAGAGACGAAATAGGCCGCCAGTACAGGTATCGAGAGGTCCGGGTTTCCCTTTACGAAGTAAAGTTCAGGATAGTCGAGTGAGGGAAAGAACCTCTCAAGCCTCCTGTCCGTATAAGGTTTCTTGACGTAAATTATCCTGTAACCGCGAAGTGATTCCTCAGGCAGTCTGTCTACCCCGTATCCTAACCTTTTCAAGTAGGACACTATGTTGGCGAAGTTCTGCATTGATGACGCCAGTTTTGAGGCTAATTCCTCCCGTCTTTCGAGGAATTGCGGGAACTTCCTCTCTATGAGTATTTCCACCGCGTCCTTTGTTGGTACCGGGACGTAGACCGGTTCACCGAACCTCCCTTCTCTCTTTAACGCACTGTCAATAAGAGAAGGCGAGATGTTGGTTATTGCAATAAATAGCACGTCACTTTCCCTGAACTTGGACATTGTGTCCAACAACATAGACTTAATGTTAAGGTCTGCAGAAGAGACACCTATCCTTTGCACCACGATTTCTCTCGACATGAGTAACGTGTCCGCCTCGTCGATTATGAGACCAGAAGGTCGCGATTTCACTGCTTCGTCGATTTTTGCCTGAAAGCCCTTCTCGCTTTGTCCAACGTAGGGACCTAATACTTCAGCGAAACTGAAAAAGACCCTATCTAAACCTAACATGTCGGTAATTATCCTTGATAACGTGGTTTTCCCGGTTCCGGGCGGACCCGTGAAGAGTAAACCGGGATTTGGAAAAACACCGCTTTTTCTGAAATAATCAACGTAGAATTGGATATGCTCCCATACTGATTTAGGGTAAACGTACATGTCATCGGCAGTAATGATTATGTAGTTTTTAGTCTCCTCCACTTTGACTTCTCCTACTGTCTTAACGTCTGTGTAAGGAGCAATTTCGTTGCAACCAGCAGGCCTCCTCAGGACTTCGGTTGAGGAGTTTTTCACAATCTTTCTGCAAATCATCTTCTCACACCTATGGGGTTAAGTTTTCCTAGAACGGACATCTTCTCACTTGTGTACCACCGATAAGGCCAGCACGAATACGCCCATTACCATAAGCCCTATGATGACCCACTTCATCCACGAGAAATCCGTAGAGTTAGAAGCCGTTACGTTCTTCTCTATGTTCACTACTTCCTCCAATTGTCTTAAAGAATGCTTAACGTTAGCGTGAAGTAAGTCCTCGATTGAACTCTTGAATATACTGGGATGATCGACAGCTATAACGAGCTGTGTGTTGGTATCAAGCGTGAGTTCTCTCATTGTATCGATCCTGCTTTTTATTAAATAAGTGTAATAGTCTACAATTGACTTCCACGTACCGTCGAACTTTATTTCCTTGTTTCCGACCCTTAGGACCAAGTCGCGGATTCCGACGTCGAGAAGCGTCTGCGGGTCCTTCGCTATGTAGTAGGGCTGTATACCCCAACCGTACAAGATGTACCTCCTCCCGTTCTTGATCATCTTCACTGTGGGGTCTTTGTACACTCGTATATTCCCCCTCACACTGACGAAGTTGACCTCGTCTATTCTGGTCAGCGGGATCTCCCTCTCTTCATTGCCGTCAATAAGTCTTAGCCAGTACCTGTAGCTGGGTTTATGGAAGATCCTATACGCAAAGAAAATTACTACGCCCGCTAAAATTGCAATCATAGCGTATTCGAGGAAATTAGGTGAAAAAGACGAGACCGCTGATGACGGAAGTGTTATAGGCGAAGGAAGTGCCATAAAAGAAAGAAATGGCTAAACAAAAAAAATGTTAGCCCGATGTTTCGACGCTGTGCCACAACAGTATAATGGCAAACATTATCTCGAGAGTGGGGATCGCATATAACCACGGGTTAGACGCTCCTAATGCTACAATTTCCGCCGTTGTAAACACAGACGAGACTATTAAACCAAGCCCGACGTTTCTCAGATCTGCCCTAAGCCCGAACAAAGCTACAGAAGACAACGGGATGACGTACATCAGCATTTGTTCGAGGGGAGGCGGTGCATAATTCCCGCCGTTTGTCGTTATGTAAAACGGCCCGAACTGTTGGCTGTCGAAGTAAATCGAAACAACTGTTATATTGGAAGGTACTGTCACTACGGTGTAGTTGTCTTGAACTGTGTAATTACCGATCAACTGATGTGTGTAAAAGTTGTAAAGCGAAAACGTAACTTGTTGTAAGTTTTGTCCCTGGTAGTAAGGTTCCGCTAAGAGGGCTACTTGATTAGAGCCGTTGTAAAACGCGTTAACAACGTAACCGTCTATGACGGTCTGAGATAACGGCTGTATCGTCACAACGGCACTACCGTCAGACCAGTCTAACAGAGCACCACTTGTAGCCGCTATGGCTAACAGAGACGTGACAAGAGGGACTAAAAGCAGCAACAACAGCCTTCTCATACGAAGAAATGGGAGAAAGAACTAAAAAATAAAAAGCTCACTGGCCGTAAGGATTGTTCTCTCTCAGTATTTTAACTATGTATATAAGTATCATGAAGATGATCATACCTACTAATAATATTAGGACGTCGACTATGTTACTAGCGAACGGTATAGGGTTGTTGGACATCTTCACAGTCGTGTTACCTACTTTCACGCTATTTAACGCAGGCACAGCCAAGCCGAAGTATATACCCTCAATCAAGTTGAGGACTGCTACTACGATGCCTATGATAAATATTAGGATAATATATGCGGTGAACTTCATGATTGACTATTCCTCCTCGCAAACCTATACGCCGTAGATATTATAACGAGGACTGACCCTATAAAGATTACAGGCATGAGGTGTATGATGATACCCATCACTGCTACTATTGCACCTCCTGCTGCTATACTCGCGAGCAGGTCCTGGTTAGCCCTGATTAACGCGATCACCACTGCTAAAACCATTGCTACTGTAACTATACCGCTTACCGTAAGTGTTGACAGACTGAACGGTGTTTGTTGTGACAACGGAAGTACTAATTGTGGTGCCGGTTGCGGGAACGTTATCTCCTCAGGTGAATAAGAACCTATGCCAGACGAGAGCGGTTGAAGGTATATGGTCAATACTTTCGTATTGGGGTTCGCCACGACTTGTGCAGATAAGAGTCCCTGTGTGTTGAAGGGCTGTATTTGTTGTGTTATCGGGTCGTTTGTTACCATGGGTTGTCCGTTCTGATAAATAGTCACGTTCCAGCCTTGAAAGTTTATCAAAACGAAGGAATACGCTGTGTAAAGTAGGACGACCGCGATCTGGTAATTACCCGGTGATAACGTCGCAGTCTGGTAGGGGAACGTATCGTAATTTATGAATATTTGTGAGCTACTGGAGTTCCTTGCGACTACCTCCGTGAACGGCGGGATATAAACCACGGGGTTTGTGACGCCTGGTTTGGAGAATGTCATGACACCGACGCCGTTAACTTCCCTAGTTAGGGAACCGGTCAGCTGGTAGGTCTGGTTCGTGAAGGGGTTTATGTATTGACCTTGTTGTGTGATATATGTGGGGTCGAAGAAGAACAACATCGAAGAGACGTTAGGAGGTGCTTGCGACATCGCAACACTGTTATTTTCTATGTATGCCATGTCAATGAACCCGTTTTTGAAGGAGTAATAGCCGGAGGGTGCGTTAGCCCAATTTGTGGTGAAACCTGTACCAACAGTGACATAATTCACAAACGGTGGGAGATTTTGTCCTAATGAGACAGCATAATTTGTGAAGTTCGTGGTACCCCAATCCGTTGTTACAATCGTACCACCCTGGTAGTAGTTTATGCTGTTTTGCGTAGCTGGAGTGAACTGAGGTGAGCCTCCATCGGCACCTCCTCCTACTTCTCCGTTGGTACCGACATAGCCTAACGGTTCATAAGTTGTCGGGCTTGACGGGGGTATAGCGTTTTGAGCCTCCAACAAGACACCGTTACCTGGAGAGAATAAAGCACCGTAAGATAAGACGTTTGATGACTTCAACGTTATATTTACTGGGCCCACTTCATTGAACGTGACTGTGAACTTTCCGCTGGTAAACGGTAGGTTAAGCTCATGCCACGTCCCGTTGTACACGCCGAGGAGGGCGTAAGAGCCGTTGGAGAGCTGAGAAATTAAGACTGTGGCTGAAGAAGTATCGGGTATTGAAGGTAATGAGACTGAGTTGACCGTGTATTTGACTACGCCGTACTGGAAAGGAGAGACGCCGAAGTAGGAGACGTAGAATAAGTTACTAGGATCCGCTCTTATCCCCACATAACTGATTTGGTTCCACTCAAATGGCACATTAGTATTGAGATTATAAGTTGTCGTACCGTTTATTATGACACTTTGTACTGTAACGTTACCCGCAGAGTTCTCCGTCAGTATTACACTCATTGTGAACGGGGGGTTCGGCGTCGTAAACGTCGCGAGACTAGTGGAACTACTGCTAGTAAAATAGTATACAGCACCAGTGTAAAATGCCACCATGAAGAAAGGAGAGTTTATTAAGTTTGTACTATAAAATGCTATACTCGCATATGTACTTTTAGAAGGATAACTTGTCACATGAATGGTGGCATTGATGACGTTACTTATTGGTGAATATCTCCAAGCAATGTACTGACCAGCATTACTTGCTCCAGTACTGTTCACCACCAGTTCACCGTTTTGCCAGTAAGGAAACACTTTCCAAGACGTTGACTCCACGTTATTCACGAATTGTTCAATACCGCCGTAATGTGCTGGAGAGACGCCGAAATAAGAGACGTAGAATAAGTTACCGACATCGCCTCTTATCCCTATATAGCCTATCTGACTCCACGGGAACGGAGTATTGACGTTCACTGTGTAAGCCGTTGAGTTGATGTACACAGTAGATACTGTGACGTTACCAGCACTGTTCTCAGTCAGGATGACACTGAAAGTGAACGGATAGGATGTAGAAGGTATGGGAAACGCTGAACTCTTCAAGAGTGTATACCCTGACGTCGTAGAATGATAGAAAATATTACCGTTAAATGTCACCAGGAGACCTTGGAAATTGTTCACATTATTATCACTGGTTTGGTCTCCGATGTTAGGGGAATAAACTACGATACCTGGGGAACTCTGTATACCACTAGGATAACTTGTCACATGAATGGTGGCATTGATGGTATTTGATATTGGAGAATATCTCCAAGCTATATACTGACTAGCATTACTTGATACACTTGTTATAGACGGCATTACCCCATTTGGGGGGGATGGTGCTAAGAAAGTATATGCTATATTTATAACAATACTAGCACTGCCAGCCCCGTCCTGAGAAGCTTCGAAGAGTATTCTAAAATTACCAGAAACTGAACCGCCATGATTAAAAGATTGAAATAGAGATATACCATTATTTGTTATTGTATAAGTTTTCCATGTTAAACCAGTAGAATTTAGTATTTGCATCATAAGAATATTATAATCATTTTGAGAAGTTGATGCGGGTAATGGTGAAGAGGATCCACCAATCCAATAAAGTTGAGTAGTATCTGCACCAACATTCTGATCCGTATAGTATCCATAATCACCACCATTTAAAATATTTAACCAACTCCCGCTCTGACTATCACCAGTTACTTGATATGAACTATCCCAAAAATATATTCTAATTCTTGTATCATTAAAATTACTTGTTCCATAAAAATTCATTGAGGCATACCAAACAACACCCTGAGACTGCGGAAAATTATAATTTGAAATAATCCAGGCACCTCCTCCAGAAGAAGATGTATAATTTATTGTTACTCCATTATATACAGTAATACTTCCTCCTGAATTATATCCATATGCCCATTTACTTGTATTTAAACTTGTTCCAGCAAAATTATCATAAAATAAAAATACATTTCCACCACTATCGTATTGTCCATATGTAGGAGTAAGTCGAGGTGCAATTCCAGTATAAGGGTATTGGATGGAGTTACTGAAGTAAACTTTTATCGTCACTGAAGATGACGCAGGTATACCGTTAGGTAGTTTTACCCACACCGCTACCCATGAGGAAGTGTAATTTTGTACCCAAGCGTAAAGTGTTTGTCCGTTTTGTTGAAATAACAAATTGATGAAATAGTCTGACATTGCTTGTTGCCATAACTGAGATGCGGTAGTGGAACCTAAAGCCGAAGCTATCTGTGACTCTGTTATGTTCAGAAACTGGTCGAAAGGTGCTGTAGTAGCGATTGGTTGCGAGTTTGACACTGTTACAGATACAGAAGAAGAAAAAGTGTTTATTACCAACTGACCATTTTGCCAGTAAGGTGACCACGATGTAGATTCTACACTATCCACTGGCTGGTTTTGAATGCCAGACCACGGAGTGAACTGTAACTGATAACCTTGGTCTGGTGTTACAGACAGGGTGACAGGTGATTGATAGGACGTGGTAGAATTTGAATGTGTTACAATCCCTGGTACGTTCACCTGTTGGTAAAGGAAGTTTCCTGTCGAAAAGCCCGATACTCCGTACTCATGTGCGAGTACCACTTCACCGCTTTTCAGTGTGACGTTTTCAACAGACTCCAACGCCTTCCCTGTAGTCTGCACTCCTTGAAATGAGGGGATTGAGGAGAAGGAAGACGGAATTTCGTAAAGTGTTAACACGTTACTCTGGTTCTGTAGCATCAGCACCGTACCGTAGTCCATGATATTGACGTAAAACGTCAGAAAGGACTGTACTGCACACACTGCTAAAGACATGAGAGACATGAAAAGTAAGCTACTCAAGATCAAAGACTTCTTCATCTTCAACTTTGTTCACCCCCTTAGTTATGACGGGTGGGTATTTAGTGTAAAACATGACGTTTAGCTCACCTTGATCCCTTGCCTCATCAAGTGCAGGGCTCTCGTCCGGAGGGAAAGCTTTCGGTATCAACTTTCTTACCTCCGGGTTGTCGTCTATGACTATAACGTCTCCCAACCCCTTCAGACCGTTAAGTATTTCTCGTTTATACTCTACCTCTTTCCTATAGTCACCGGGGTTTCTCATTATCAAGTAGTCGTGCGGTACGTTAAACTTCTGTAGTTGTTCAAGCGTTTTCTCTCTCTGTGTCTCACCGTTCCTTCCAGTGAGTAATACTGCGACCCAACCCTTTTCTTTTGCCTTTTTTACAGTGTTTAGCACATCCTTGTTAGGGATGTCGAAGTCCATGTATCTGGGCGATTGGTAACACTCCCAGAACTTCTTTCTCGCCTCTCCGTGAAGGGATTCTAAAGACGCAATACCTTGTTCCGCTAAGCATGCGTTATACCTCGCCTTTGTGTCGAAGAGTGTGTTATCGAGGTCTACAACTAGGACTTTCATATGAAAAAGTAGGGGAATGAGCTAAAAAATAAACAATCTTAGCATTGGGGGCATCCCCCACTAGACCGGGAAGAAGAACTGTGCCAGCACCTCTAGCAAGTACAGCCACGCCATCGCCTGTAACATTGCACCTACTAACAACGCACCTATAATAAGACCGGGGTTCCCGCTAATCGTAGCCATTTCGTAAAACACAATCGGTATGCCTGCAACGAAATTGGCCAACGCGTTGAAGATGAGCAGCCCTACTGCGTAAAGGATGAAGGCAAACGGCATGTTCGTGACTGCAGTACTGTGGATGATAGCTGTGAACGCTTGGGGGTTTACAATCGTCGTGAAATACGGTATTTGCTGGTAACCTACTGACATTAAGTCGACTTGAACCATTGTGTTTATGATGGTAAAGGCTATAATGAAAGCTAAGGCGAACTTACCCAGCGTTGTTAGCATAAGAAGAAATAGGAAAAAGGGCTAAAAAATAAATTACTTTAGGAGCGCCTCCCTCACGTCCCCATACTGGTCTACGAACACTACGTGTTTGCCGTTGACGCTGAGGATTTTCTTAGCGTTCACTGTACCGTTTATCGTGTGCAGCTTTACGCTATTCTCGTTATTTTCTATGACGTCGATGTGCTCTTTTTTTCCTAGTCCGAGCATGTTATTCCTAGTCCGAGCATGTTATCTCTTCTTTATTATCTCTTCTTTAGTGTGTCTCTCATGCATGCCCTGTAAGCTCTTAGTTTCTCTCCCTTAGGTAGTCCCCTAACCTTTGAGCTGCACATCTCTGCAGCTTCGCCGAACCTTCTTTGCCACGCTGCTTGTCTTTCAGACTTGGAGTGGGTGTGTTCCTTGGTATGCTCCTTGTACAGCATTAAGATATACGTATACGATCATATTAAAAAATATACTGCGTTACAAAAGAGCTGAAAGCCTCCAGTTCACCTTCTACGGCTATACGATAGAACCATGAAGAGAATAAATACTACAGCAGCTGCGACGAAGAACGCCAGACTTGATAAAACACTGTAGACCGGTTGTTCGAAGTCGAAGGCGTGTGTAGGTATGTTTAATTTGTAATAACCGGCTGTGAGGTTGAACGAAGCATAGGGAGAGAATATCGGTCCGTTATCGCCGTTATCCGATAACATTTCACTCCACGACTGGTTGGATACGTAAACATAAGAACCCTCTTCTACCTCAACAACGAGTTTGTTTGTAGGCGTTTGAGAGACCTGTTGAAGTTTACTACCGTTCACGAGCCACGTGCCGTTCATATATGTAGTTGAATTGTATAGTGTGTACACACGTGCGTTGATGTTGTTAATATTGGTTATTATGAGGCTTATGTAAGGTAGTAACGTTACAATAATGGCGACTGAGACGAATATGAGCAAAAGCAAGACTAGATACTGCATGAGAAGAATTCGGACTTAAGAGTTAAAAATAAAACAGCCCTATGTGAGCTTTCAGCTAAGTGCGAGAAAGAAAAATATAAATCTAACCTAAGATTAGGAAAACTATGGAAGATATTCTTAAACGTGTATACAAAGTCACCGAAGTACGCGATAATGTGTGGGAAGAGCTGCAAAAGCGAGATTTAGTTGTTGTAAAACTTATGGCTATCGAAAGGTTTTCAAAGAAGAAATTGGATTTCATTCCTTATGGGCATCTGCTTTGCTACGTAGGATATGCAAATGTCGAATTAATAAAATATAAAAATTGGAACTTTTTCGCAATTCTGCCTCCGGCAAGTGACATGCTGAGAAAAAAATTCGACCTTGGAAAGTTTGCAATGTATATTCAAGAGAGAGATTCACGTGACCGAATGCATGTGAGCAAAGAAGTGTTTATAACGATAGGGAGAAATGATTGAAGATGAGGGCGAGAGCGAATGTTGTTTCGTAAAAAATTTAACGTCGAGGAACACCTAACAAAGTTTTTGAATGAACACCAGGGAAAGATTATTATCGACGGCGATCATTGCCTAGTTGGGATATCTGCAGGTGGATATATGATACCTGGCATAAAGCATGAATTAATCGTTGATGTCCCGCAAGAAGTCTGGAAAAGATTATTGGAATATCTTAACATAACGGGAGACCCTGAAGTGCTTTTTTTCGAAGAAGATAAAGTGTCTTCGTTAACACGTGAAGATGCGAAAAAACTACTTCTTTCAAAGAGCAAGTAGGTTATTATCTAACACCGTATGGTAAATCGGCGGTGACTTAGGTATAACGGGCTGATATGTATTAAGCGGCATATAAATTGTCTTTCATGCAGGGTCGTAGAAAACCATTGGTGTGAACGTCGGTCTTTGGACGTGTATCCAACCTACGCCTCTCATCTTTCCTCACCCTTCACAGGTATATCATCTCACCTGCCGCTCCGCTTATTTCCTGGACGTTATTTCCGCCTCCTCCTCCGAACCCGCCTGGCATTACCATAGGTAACATCGGAGGTGGCCCCATAGGAGATTCGCTAGGTGATGCTGATGATGGAGAGAACACAGACGGTGGTGGTGACTGTGATGACTGCGACTCTAATATGGAAATAGACGACAATGAAGGTAGAGGACTGATTGTAGGTATTGGTGAAGGAGGAGATATAGGTGTAATATCTGGTGACGGACTAATTGATGATATAGACGAAATATCCGGTGATGGGCTAACAATTGGTGACGGAGGTGTAATATCTGGCGACGGACTAATTGATGATATAGACGAAATATCTGGTGACGGACTGGTAATAGATGATATAGATTTGATATCTGGTGACGGGCTAACGATGGATGATAATGACGAAATATCTGGTGACGGACTGGTAATAGATGATATAGACGAGATATCTGGTGACGGACTGGTAATAGATGATATAGATTTGATATCTGGTGACGGGCTAACGATGGATGATAATGACGAAATATCTGGTGACGGACTGGTAATAGATGATATAGATTTGATATCGATGGATGATATAGACGAGATATCTGGTGACGGACTGGTAATAGATGATATAGATTTGATATCTGGTGACGGACTAATTGATGATATAGACGAAATATCTGGTGACGGACTGGTAATAGATGATGGTGAAGTGATTGGAGATAGTGGTGATACGGATAGAGATCCTACTGAAGAGAGACGTGAAGATGAGATGGACGATATAGATGATGAACTGCTTGCACCTGGAGATATTATAGGGGATACGAAAAACATAGATCCCATGCTCCCTGCCGATGACAGGCTATCTACCAGTTTTTGTGCGTTTTGTATGATGTTCCAATCGATCTGTTTTGGCCTCCAATCTTTAGGTATAATGCCTCTCTCTTCAAACTCGTCCCTCAGCTGTTCGTATAATGCCCTTAAGTCGTCATCGTCCTTCAAGTCTCCTGCTAACTTAAGCAAAGTTAGAAAGTCCTCTGCGTCTTTGAACCTGTAAGAAGCTGGGGCTAAGTACCTGTATTTCTTATTGAGTACGTCTTCTATATCGCCTATAGATTTGTTAAAGAAATCATCTTTAGGTATGTTAAATTCCTGTGAGAACTTGTTGGCGAGATAGTCCCTAAGGTCGCCGTCTTTTATATTCCTCACGAAGTAAGATAACGCATCCTCAACCGTCTTAGGGTCTTCGTCTTTTAGTATCTGCTTCGCTATGTAAACCAGGTAGTCAGGATTATCGGGTATGGCTCCTCCATTTACCTGTTTAAGTAAACTGTTGAGCGATTCGTCTCTTAATGCTGCTGCTGCGTTTGCTTTGTCTAACGATATCTGCGATACTTTTGCGACGCCTAAATCGGAATAATTAGGTGTCGGTCTCGTCATTCCCAGATCGGCTCCTGTGCTGTTCCTCGCGTATAAATTGAAGTTGTCACTGGACTCATCCTGCATATGAAGGTCGATAACGTGTTCACCACCTCCTATTTTGTCAATGACTAAATTATCTACCGCCTTAAACCTATTAGTACCTATTGCTTTATTCATCCTGTCTGCTAAATCTTGGGCAATCCTTTGTAGGTCGTTCGGGTTATCCGTTTTTATGAACGCATCAACATCCCCTGGTTTCCTCCATTGCCATAGCACTTCATCACCTCTCTTTATCAAATAATTGTCTGGGTCACTGACTCTGTCAAGGGTGCCTCCCAGTCTTTCTGCTATATCTTCTAAATACTGTTTCACAGAGTTAGACCCGTAAACGATTACGTTTTTCCCACCGGCCTCATCTAAATAATCCTTGACCGTTTGAGCGAGTATTTTGGTCTGGTCTGGCCCTAGGTCTTTCTCTAAGTCTCTGAAACCCAGTTCTATCTCATCGTTCGGCTTCAAATCCGATAAAGCCGATTTTGCGGCTTTTGCACCTTTATACAAATTCTGTACGAAATCGGCTTCCTTTGGCGTCGTTTTCAATGAGATTGCGGTGTCTCTAACGTCACTGGGGTTGTTGTAAATCCCCGCGACGTTCTTTTCTATATCGTTAACGGTTCTTATGTCGTTGAAAATTCTCGATTTGCCTGCACTACCGAACCCTATGTCACTCTCGTCCCCAAGTCTCAGCTTATAAAGTAGTGTCCTGTTGCCCAGTCTAAGCTTGTAACCGCCTGCAAGTTTTCCAATACCCTCGTTGTACTTTTCCACCAGATTTGCAGTATCCTTCAATAACTGGAGCTGGTCTTCTGGTACCTTGTTCTTTACACTCTTTATGAACTCGTCCGGTTTCAAAACCTTGTCATCTGTTATAATACCGTCTTCTTTCAGGTTTTCTATTGTGTCCTTATCGAGTAACGAGATAATATCGTCTGAAAGTATGTTGTATTTCTGTCTCAATAAGTCTCCGATTT